TCAAATACCCAGAGTACACCATCAACAATTACTCGCGTCTACTCTGTACGCTACGCGATAAGCTGTCGAGGTTTGACACAGACCGCAACCGTGGGTTATTCTATCGCTTCACTAGATTTATAAGGAGGTTTAGACATGGGTGAAATACAATGCGCGACTAAATCAGAGTTTTATGATGCGTTGAAGTGGGTGACAGACATGTGTATACCCTTCACAGCATACACGGACGCCTTGATCGTCCAAATTAATACAAAGGAGCACTAGAAATGTTTGAACAATGGCAACCGTGGTGGGACGTGGTATTCTTAATATCAACAGGCGGACTGCTGACGCTTTGGCTATACATCAAAGGGGAGCCGGACGAGTGAACTTTTTAAACTTTATCATATGGTACAATCACTGTGACGAGCTGTGGGAAGTTTTACACGTAGGTAGAACTGAAGCTAAAACAGTTTTAAGGGTTGACAATAAACACAAAACCATGAGATGGTTACGTCGGGTTATCAGAAAAAGGAGGCTCAGGAAATGATTAGAGAGACATGGGAGATGTGGGCAGACGAGTATCAGGAGTACTACGAGGACGAGACTCCTGTGTACCCTGACGACATGGAAGAGTTCAAGAAGGAGGAGCAGAAGGTGATCGACGAGGTGATACGAGCCATACAGGGGCTGTCAGCGTGACGTACGCAGAGTACGAGCTAGGTTACTACATGGGGGACTCTGAGGACTACTCAGGGCCTCCAGAGGACCCAGAGACACAAGCCATGCTGGAGCACCTCATTGAGTTTGAGACTGAGATGTACCGTATGAACTGCAAAAGACGACTCTCTAGCTGTACGTACAAACAGCTTAGGGGTCTACTCATTAACATACACGGGGAGGACTGGAAAGATGCGCTGTAGAGCTTGCGATAAGATACTAGAAGACTCTGAACTAACACGAAAGGACACACATGGCAACTTTCTTGATCTTTGCGGTACTTGTCTTTCTGCTTCTGCTAATGCGGGAGTAGATCCAGATACTATGAATTATTACCAATATGAGGTATTTACAGATGAGGACAATTGTGATACCCTCTACTAAGGTATACATAAGTATATATACTAAAGAGTAATCAGTAGTAGTTACTACTAAGGTAAACTAAAGGAGAAACTTAAGTATGTCGATAGACGAGAAGAGCATATACGTAGTCGATGGTGGTGACTACTCCATCTACTGCTTAGGCTACACACAAGCCCGTACAGTGACCAATGACATCATGCGGCTCGACCCTTGGGGTGGTATACCCTTTGTCCTACGTAAGGACCTAGAGTTGTCTCTGGATGACCGTGGGAACGTGGTGATGACTAAGTCCACACTGGACAAGATATTGTTTTTAGCCAGTGACGAACTGCCGGAGGTAGACGAATGAAACAACCAGAGAACAGCCACACGAAGCACTTTGGCAACGACGGACCCATTGGTAACGACGCTGAAATCATTGTGTACTACGAGCAACACGGGCCAGCGGAGCCTGTCTTACGTATCCCCTTCTGGTACTACAAAGAGGAACTAGGTATGTTTGAGCACTTTGAGGCGTCAGTACATAGAACAGCAAAGGCACTCAAAGAGTCCTACACGTACTGGCCCGAAGGGTACGTCCACGTTCAAACACTCATTAACGACGAATACGTGAATATGATTTGATTGAGAGACGTAAGTAGTGTATACTAATAGTATGTTCTGAACAATTCAGAGCTAAACCAAAGCAACCAATGCCGCGCCTAGCGGCGACTACGGAGATTATTCCATGACAGCAACAACAGTAGAGGGTGTAGTTAACTTTAGCAAACTGACTGAGCACGACGTGTACAACGGTCAGGACACTGGAGCCTACTCCATGACAATCACCATGTCAGAAGACGACGCGTCAACACTTGCCGCCAACGGTGTCAAAATCAAAGACTACCAAGGCAACAAACAACGCAAGTTTAAGTCCAAGTACGACATCAAGGTGTTTGATGCAGACGGCAACCCGTACAATGGAGAAGTACCCTATAACTCCACGGTACGTCTGAAGTACAAAATGGGACCAGCGCACCCAGTACACGGTGTGTCCACCTACCTTGAAGCAGTAAAAGTCCTTGAGGAAGCTGAGATGGCTATGGGCGATGCCGCAGACTTCTAAGTTCCTACGTCACGAGAGTTGTCCGGAGTGTGGTTCTTCGGACGCTCTCGCTATCTACGACAACGGAGGCGCACATTGTTTCGCCTCTGGTTGTGACTATCATCTATTTGGGGACGGTGAGAAACCAATGACAACACAAGAACTGCCAAAAGCTAAACCCCTGAGCATGGGCGGTACAGTAGCGGCAATACCACAGCGTAGGCTTTCACAGGAAACCTGTAGTCGTTTCGGTGTCACAGTGGAGTACTCAAAGACGGGCGAAATCATCAAGCACTACTACCCTTACTACAAGTTAGACACAGGGGAGGTCAGTGCCGCAAAGTCCCGTGACGTTAAAACCAAGGGCTTCTGTTCTTCTGGAGACGTGTCCGGTGTTGGCTTCTTCGGTCAACAACAGTGCACCAACAATAAGTACATCACGATTACCGAAGGGGAACTTGACGCCCTAGCAGTTTACGAGATGTTCAATAAGCAGTACGACGTAGTGTCGCTACGCTCTGGTGCTAACAACGCCTCCAAGGAGATCAAGGAACAGCTTGAGTGGCTCGAAGGGTACGAAAACGTAGTCCTATGCTTTGATAACGACAAGGCGGGTGACGTAGCAGTGGACGCAGTGAAGGACCTCTTTAGTCCTAATAAGCTGAAGGTCTGTAAGCTACCACTCAAGGACGCCAGTGACATGCTCATGGCGAACCGTGTCAAGGACTTTACGCAAGCATGGTGGAACGCTAAGGTGTACCGTCCTGACGGCATCATTGCAGGTACGGAGACGTGGGACAAACTCGTTGAGAAACGACAGGTCAAGTCTATTCCGTACCCTTGGGAGGGACTTAATCATATAACCAGAGGGCATAGACCGTATGAACTCGTTACGATCACCAGCGGTAGTGGTATGGGCAAGTCACAGTTCATCCGCGAAATTGAGTATGACCTTCTACAGCGATGTGAAGGAAATATTGGGGTGCTGGCCCTCGAAGAAGACGTGGCCCGAACAAGTCTTGGTATCATGTCGGTGGCGGCAAACAGGCCCTTACACTTGGAAGAGGACACGCCTGTGGACGAGCTTCGGCCCTTCTGGGAAGCCACATTGGGAACAGGACGTTACTACCTATTCGACCATTGGGGGTCAACTTCAACAGATAACCTGCTCGCCCGTGTTCGCTACATGGCAAAAGCTCTGGACTGCCGGTATGTCGTACTGGACCACCTGTCCATCGTCGTGTCTTCCCAAGAGTCCGGAGACGAGAGAAAAGCCATTGACGAAATTATGACCAAGCTGAGGACCTTGGTTGCTGAAACAGGCATTAGTTTATTCCTAGTGTCACACCTCAAGCGGTCCCAAGGTAAGGCACACGAGGACGGCGCTCAGATATCCTTGGGTGAACTGAGAGGCTCACAGGCAATCGCACAACTGTCAGACATAGTAATAGGCATGGAACGTGACCAGCAGAACACTAACGAAGACATCAGGAACACGACTACTGTTCGAGTCCTGAAGAATCGTTACACTGGTGAGACAGGTCCAGCGTGTTACCTACAATACGACAGAACCACCGGTAGGATGCAAGAAGTAGCTAACCCTCAAATTGGAGCAGACTTTTGATCTACCTTGACCTTGAGGCCAACGGTTTAGACCCAGACACCATCTGGTGCGTTGTGACACGGCAGAATGGTGAAACTGAGGTGCATCTGGACCAGAGATCGCTCAGAAAGGCTCTAGAAGGCTCTGTGAGCGTCTGTGGACATAATCTGATAGGTTATGACCTCCCAGTGCTAAAACGTCTCTGGGGGCTTTCTGTGGCTCCTGAGCGCATAGTCGATACTTTGGTATTGTCACGTTTGTTTGACCCAAGCAAGTCCGGTGGACACTCTTTGCGTAACTGGGGTAACGAACTAGGCTTTCCAAAAGGCGACCACAATGACTGGTCAAGACTGTCACAGGAAATGATTGATTACTGTATACAGGACGTAGCAGTCACCGAAGCAGTACACCAGCGGTTGACCAAGGACATGGCAGACTTTGACCAGCAGTCCATCGACTTGGAACATAAGGTTCAGTACGTAGTGCATCAACAGGAACAAAACGGATGGCTCCTAGATCAGTACTTATGTATGGACTTACTAGCAACATTTAAGGAGAGAATGAATGCAATTGAAGAAGAACTACAGGAGAAGTTTCCTCCTATTATACACGAGAGGTGGTCTGATAAGACGGGCAAACGCCTTAAGGACAAAGTTGAAGTCTTCAATGTCGGCTCGCGTCAACAGATTGCGAAGAGACTGTCGGGGCTTGGTGTGGTCTTTGAAAAAGTCACAGAAAAAGGCAATGCGATCGTTGACGAGGCTGTACTAGCCACCATTGACCTACCAGAAGCTAAGTCCGTCAGTGAGTACTTGATGCTACAAAAGAGATACGCACAGGTCAACTCATGGATGGAGCATGTACAGGAAGACGGTAGGGTTCATGGGCGTGTCATTAGCAACGGCGCAGTCACTGGACGTATGACTCACCAAAGCCCCAACATGGCCCAAGTACCAGCAGGACACAGCCTATACGGTAAAGAGTGTCGCTCATGCTGGACTGTGCCCGAAGGGAAGAAGCTAGTAGGTTTCGACGCTAGTGGCCTTGAGCTACGCATGTTGGCACACTACATGGACGACAAGGAGTTTACCAATGTCCTCCTCACCGAAGATATACACACAAGAAATCAATTGGCTGCAGGGCTTGAAACAAGACCTCAAGCTAAGACTTTCATCTACGCTTTCCTCTACGGAGCAGGAGACGCAAAAATTGGAACCATCGTTGGTGGAAGCGCAAAAGACGGCGCACATCTTAAACGACGATTTCTATCAAATACACCTGCTCTTGAAAGTCTACGAGAACGCGTTGGTCGAGCATCTGGGCGAGGCTATCTCACAGGACTTGATGGACGAAGACTTAGAGTTCGATCTGAACATGCTGCATTGAATACGTTGTTACAGGCGGCAGGAGCCATCGTGATGAAGAAGGCCCTAGTCATACTGGACGACTACGCACCGCAGTGGAAACTAGACTACAAATTCATAGGGAACATACATGACGAAGTACAGTCGGAGGTGGCTACAGACCAAGCAGAGAAATTCGGTTGGCTTGCAGTCGAGTGCCTCAAGGCGGCAGGGGTTCATTACAACCTCAGATGTCCTCTTGACGGAGAGTACCAAGTTGGAACAACATGGGCAGAGACACACTAATGGAGCAGATCAGTTTTCTAGAGGATGACCACTACGATCTAGGGGATGGAGTAAAGGAGTGTAGTAAGTGTAAGTACGTGCTCCCTTTGGAAGCTTTTAGTAGACACTCAGGAGGAAACTATCTTAGACCAGAGTGCAAGAAGTGTAATAACGAACTGTCAAAGGTACGTGAAAGGCTTAAGGAGAAGCACGGCACCGCACCGGACAACCATACTTGCCCCATCTGCTTAGGCGACGAGGAAAGTGTCAGCGGTAGAGGCAACACGAAAAACGGATCGTGGGTCTTAGACCACTGCCATGACTCAGAAGAGTTTAGAGGATGGTTATGTCATAAATGTAACAGGTCACTAGGAGGTTTTGATGACGATGTAAGCATGTTACAAAGAGCGATCACCTACTTAGAGGAATCTAAATGAAAAAGAACACATATAACTTAGTCTCTGACATCTATCAATTGATGGAGACAAAAGAAGTAGCAGAGGGCGTAGACTTTGACGCTTGCGTTGAGAAGTTTGGAGAGAATGTCAAGGAACTCATGCGTAACGAGTTTGGCGGCAAGAAGAGGGACGGACGTAAGCTACGCATGTCTAACATAGGACGTGACGACCGTTACCTCTGGAACGTCTACAACGACGTAGAGAAGTCCGACGACATACAAGGGCACACCTATGTCAAGTTTCTTTACGGCCACCTTATCGAAGAGATGCTACTGTTTCTAACCAAAGCGGCAGGACACGAGGTTACAGATGAACAGAAGAAGTGTGAAGTCAATGGTATTACAGGGTCTATGGACTGCAAAATCGACGGTATTGTCACAGATGTTAAGTCTGTGTCAACGTATGGGTTCAGGAAATTCAAAGACGGCTCTTTGGCTTATGACGACCCGTTTGGATACATTGGTCAAATTAAGGGATATGCGTATGCGGAGGGTGCTACTAAATTCGGCTGGCTAGCAATGGACAAACAGAACGGACACCTAACGTATCTCATGTACGACTCTGAGGACACTCAGGCTCCTGTCTATGACCTCATTAGTTATGACATCAAGGAGCGCATTGACCACGTAAAAAAGCTAGTGGAGCAACCAACCCCACCAGACGTATGCTACGAGCCTATCGACGATGGAAAGAGTGGAAACCGGAAACTCGCCGTAGGTTGCTCATACTGTGCATACAAAAAGGAATGCTGGCCGTCCGTTCGCGCCTTCGCATACTCCTCCGGTCCACGTTATTTAATAGAGGTACACAATGAGCCGAAGGTCCAAGAAATCACCATTTAGAAGCACGTTTGAAGAAGATGTCGCCAAAATACTACAGGAGTTTAACTATGAGCCTTTCACTATTCCTTACACTATCTCTAGGAGCTACCGTCCTGACTTCGTTGATGCTAGCGGTTTATATCTTATTGAGTGCAAAGGATATTTCAGAGATGGAGACACCAAGAAATACACAAGCATCAGGGACAGCCTCCCAGAAGGACAAGAGTTAATTTTTGTTCTTATGCAACCTAACAAGAAAATACGAAAAGGTGCCAAAATGACCATGTCACAATGGTGTGACAAAGAGGGAATACTATGGTATAATATAGAGACACTACAGGAGTTGATTAGTTATGTCGCTAACACTAGAGGAAGTTAAGGAACGCCTCTTGAAAACCTTTGATCCAGACGACCTACTGGAGGCCCTACAGATAACCTCAGAACAGATTCTGGACAGGTTTGAGGACAAACTAATCAACAGACTAGACGTGTTTGAACAAGAGCTAGAGGAGGAAGTAAATGAGTATTAACGAAGCTACTCCACAAGAGTGGGACTATGCGAGTGCGTTGAGTAAGTTGTCTATCAGGAAAACACCAGACCCTGTAGAGCGGCCTGACCACTATAACAACGGAGCAATCGAAGCAATCGAAGCTATCAAAGCGTCCATGCCTGAGAACGAGTTTAGAGGCTATCTCAAGGGTAACGCACTGAAGTACCTCTGGCGTTATGACTACAAAGGTAAACCAGTAGAGGACTTACGCAAGTGTAAGTGGTATATTGAACGACTAATCAAGGAAATGAATTAATGGACGCATATCAACAGTACATACACAAGTCCCGCTACGCTCGTTACCTACCAGAGGAACAGCGTCGTGAGACTTGGGAAGAAACAGTCAACCGGTATCTTAACTACTGGTGTGACCGTGTAGAACTAAACGAGTTTGACCAGTCAGAGATATTCAACGCAATACATGAGCTGGACGTAATGCCGTCTATGCGAGCACTGATGACTGCTGGTGAAGCTCTTGACCGTGACAACGTAGCTGGCTTCAACTGTAGCTACCTACCTATTGACCACCCTAAAGCGTTTGACGAGATGATGTACGTCCTAATGTGCGGCACAGGCGTAGGCTACAGCGTTGAGCGTCAGTACGTTAGCAAGCTACCTGAAGTAGCGGAGGAATTCCATGACACCGACACCGTTATACACGTCGCCGACTCTAAAATTGGCTGGGCTAAAGCTTACAGAGAGCTTGTCAGCTTGCTCTATTCGGGTCAACTTCCAAAGTGGGACGTATCTGGAGTACGACCTGCAGGGGCATCCCTTAAGACCTTCGGTGGTCGAGCGTCTGGTCCAGAGCCTCTTGTTGACCTGTTTAAGTTCACCGTTGACATCTTTCGGGAAGCTGCTGGACGTAGACTGTCTTCCATCGAATGTCACGATGTCTGCTGTAAGATTGCACAGATCGTCGTCGTTGGAGGAGTCAGGAGAAGTGCTCTCATCAGTTTGTCTAACCTCACTGACGACAGACTCCGACGAGCAAAGTCAGGGCAATGGTGGCAGGACAATCCACAGCGTGGCCTAGCTAATAATAGTGCTTGCTATACAGAGAAGCCAGACTTCGAGGCATTTTTAAATGAGTGGAAAAGTTTATACGAGTCCCGTTCAGGAGAGCGAGGTATGTTCTCTAGAGTCGCAAGTCAAAAGCAAGCTGCAAAGAACGAGCGACGAGATGCTTCCTATGATTTTGGAACTAATCCATGTAGCGAAATCATCTTACGGCCTAACCAATTCTGCAATCTATCAGAAGTTGTTGTCAGGGCAGGAGATACGCTCTCAGACCTCAAACGAAAAGTACGTGTTGCGTCTATCCTTGGAACTCTACAGGCTACCTTAACTGACTTCCGTTACCTACGTAAGGTGTGGCAGAAGAACACAGAGGAAGAAGCATTACTAGGTGTTAGCCTAACGGGTATCATGGATCACCCAACCCTATCAGGAAGGAGAGATAAAGGTGTACTCAAGACTTGGCTTACGGAGCTTAAAGAGGAAGCTGTTAAAACTAACTCAGAATGGGCTGACCGTCTTGGCATTAATACCAGTACTGCCATTACTGCTGTTAAGCCCTCCGGTACTGTTAGTCAGTTGGTTGATTCTGCAAGTGGTATCCATCCTAGATACTCAGATCAGTACATTAGACGAGTCAGAGCAGACGCCAGAGACCCACTCTGTGCCGTCTTAGAGGCAGCAGGAATCCCTGTAGAGGACGACGTTATGTCACCCACTACTAAGGTATTCAGCTTCCCTATAAAATCCCCTAACGGAGCTGTGGTGGCCTCTGAGATGGGTGCAATGGAACAACTTGAGCTATGGGAGATTTATCAGGACTTTTGGTGTGAGCATAAGCCGTCCATGACATGCTACTACCGTGACGATGAATTTCTTGAGGTAGGCCAGTGGTTGTACAACAAGTTCGACAAGATTAGTGGAGTATCGTTCCTCCCTTATTCCGAACATACGTACCAACAGGCTCCTTACGAACCCATAGACTTAGAGACCTATGAGAAGCTTAAGGAGGAATTCCCAGAGACGATTGATTGGAACATCTCTGAGAACTCTGACATGACGGAAGGGTCACAGCAGTTGGCTTGTACAGGCAATAACTGCGAGTTGTAAACTATAGGGGGCCTTAGCGCCCCTTTTCTTCTTCTGGGGCTAAAGCAGCACCGAACATACCCATACGACCTATATTAGTAGCAGCCTCTCTTACGTCTTCAGGTGTTCTCATGGCCTTTACATCACGTACTGCCCTTGCTTGGTACTGAGGGCCTGACTCAAGCATTCCACCCTGAGGCCCACGTTTAGCCTTAACACCGGTAAGCCTTTCGATAGCTGAGATGTCAGGGTCTCCTACTACTTCTTGCTTCTTAACTCTCTGTGATTTACCTGAGCCAAGACCGAAGACTTCAATAGGTAGTACGTTAATAAGATCATTGCCTTCGGGGAAACCCATTCCCATCATGTCGTGTCCGTCAGAAGTCATGCTGTATACTTTATTTGCGTTAGTATCTACAGCGATGAAATCATTCATACCGCCCAAGTCCTGAGCAGTAGACCTGTGGCTACTAGACATAGCATAAACACCGTCAGAAACTTCGTTTACTCTCATGTCTTTTGCATTATCAAAGTACTTGACTAGTTCTTTGTCTGCGTTTGTTAGCTTTCCTTTTGGCTTCTGCTTTGCTCTTAGGTACTGAGAAACAAGAAACGAAGAGCCTTTAAAACTACCGTCTTTGTTTTTTATTGTGAAAGGATCTAAGTTGTCTCCTGAGGCTTTTATCATTGCGTTTCTGTCAGCAGCGTTAGCAATGCCCCCAAGCTTACTTAGTCGTTCTTGTTTTGAAAGGTCAGGAAACACCTTCTCCATTTGACCGTAGACACCGCCTGTTCCTCTCAAAAACTTAAGCATGTTGTTAGCTGTAGTAGCAGTACCTCTTGCTTCACCCTGTAACCCTTCTCCTGAACCCCTACGCCTTACTACTAAAGAGGTGGCTCCGGGTGCGTCACTAACGCCGTGTATTGCCTTCAGGTGGTTTACAGCCCTATCAAGAATAATCTCAGGGACGTTAGACGTAGTAGTTAAGTTCTGTTTTATTCTGTTTGTGTCTGAAAGATCAAAGTAGTCCTGAGTGTACTTCTGCATTTCACGGGACTGCCCAAAGACAGAATCTGGACGCTCAGTCATATTTCGCATTTGAGTGTCCATAAAACCAGAGGCTAAAGCATTTCCTCTAGTTTTGTTTACGTCTCCTTCGAGTGCCCTAGTAACGTATTCATTTCTACGTCCTTTTCCTGTGCCAACTTGTCTTGTTCTGGCAATCTCGTTAGGGTTTACCATTTGGTTTAAAACTCTCCCCACCTGCGGTACTGCCACTTTAGCGGCTGCGTATGCTTGTCCTACTGGTCCCACAGGAGAGTAAAAACCGCGTATTTCCGTAGGCGTGTTCATTGCTAGGTTTGTCAACCCTGTTTTTCCTAGCTCTAGTCCTACTTTTGGTAAAGCAATTTCTGCAATGTTTCCAAGAGCTTGTGCTTGTCTAGGGTAGTCTTCAGCAAGTTGTTTTACTCTATCAGGAGTCACAGAAGAAACCGCGCTACCTATAGTTTCCATAGGGAGTACTGAGCGAAGAGCGCCAGTAATAGGAGAAGTAGCCATCTGTGTCATACCAGCTAACTCATTAAGCGTACCATAACCAATGTCTGCTGCTGTTTCTCCAGAAAACAAGGACTCTCTAGGTCTAAATAACTCTTCCTGAGAGGCTTGGTATTTATCTTGTCCTGCTCTAAAGTCCTCTGCAATATTACTTGCTACTGCTCTTACGCCTTTAGCAGGAGAAATAGAAGCTCTGTTTTCCCTGCTCATCTGTGCTTCACGAGCACGAGTTGCGGCCTTCATTTCCCTACGTAATTTTTGAAAGTCACTCATCTTCTTTAGCTTCCTCTCGTGTCTGGTCAATGAGATCTACAAGAAGTGCTCTGTCCATCTCAAACTGCTTAAGCAAATAAGCTTCGTCTATGTTTCTTATTGCTTTGTCCATGCCTGACAAAAGTTCTGCATAAGCTTTAAGTCGTCTCTTAGGTTTCATCGCAAGGTACGTACCATAGATACCTAGTCCCGCAGCAGCAGTACCTAGAGCAGCTCCGGCCCCTCCTAAAGCAGCCACACCAGCAGAAGTAGTGGCAGTTAACGCAAGGGGTGTCGAAGGCAGATCCGCTACGTCCTTAGCTCTATCAAAACCCCTAGCCAACATATTACCTAACTCTTTTGCGCGTTTGTTGGTCATCGCGTCTAAGGCTAAAAAAGAGTTGTGTTGACGGTCCAAAAGGTTATGTAGTTTTTCACCTCTAGTGTTTGTCTTAAGCGTGTTGTTAAGAACGTTACGAATAGCTTTAGCGGCCAGTGCTCTACCAGAGGCGGACTGTGCGTCAAGCACAGTAGAAGAAGCTCTGCGTAACGCAAAGTCAAACTCACGCCGCGCCTTAAGTACGCCGTTAAGGTCTGTACCGTGTTTTTGCACCAGTTCTAAAGCAATCTCCCCCAGCTCAGCGGCAATCTTTTGTGCGTCCCCTGTAGCTATACGAAACACAGGGTCTTGTTTAAACTCAACTATTGCCCCAAGTAGGTCTTCTGTTAGCACGTCAGTGTCAATGGCTTTGTTCTGAGCTATAATCATGTTGTCTACGGCTTGTGCAGAGGACGAAATGTCTTTCTGTACGACACGGTAGTTGTACGTATAGGAACGCTTAGGGTTTATCTCTTTTATGTCAGCCAGTGTTTCAATGACGTTTTGGTCTCTAGCATTGGGTTGCCACTCTCGTCTACGAAGGAAGCCTACTTCTTCTGCTACAGCGTCTCCGGGTAACATTTCTGGCTCGACCAATTTAGTCGTGCCCTTTACTCTGTCTTCTCTAATTGCCTCACGAGATGCCTTTTGTGCGCCTTGGACAAGACTTTCAGGCAAACCAATGTCAGGCATGTCAGGACGTGGGCTAAACACCGCTTGTACATCAACAGCGGTTTCAAACTTTTCAGCGTTTGCTGGGTTTTTAGACGCCCAGTCCTTATAAAACTCATAGCCCTTAGATGCGGCACTAGCGGCTGTTTTAAAAGCCTCAGTATTTTGAACCTGAGCAAACAAATCTTCAGCACCTTCTTTAACTGACTGTGGTAACATCCCGCCTATATAACTACTAAGTACGGCACCACCTGCTCTAGCGGCTTGAGATACAGCAACACCAGCTACTTTAGGTATGTCTGTTGGGTCTAATTCTTGACCTACAATTCTACCGGCTCTGCGCTGAAACTCAGGTCCAAACTGCTCTACCTCACGCCCTAGTGTTTCTCTAGCAGCCATTTCAGGAGCAAACGCTTGCTGTGGTTGTTTCATAGGTCCAAACATTTCGGCAGCTTGTGTAGCTAATTCATTAGCTGATTGTTGGTCTCCTGCAGCTAGCGCACGGTCAATAGCAGCTTTATACTGTTCTTGAGTGTATTGCATAAATACCTCTTATTGTAAATAACTTCTAGCGGCTTCTGAAAGACCTGCTCCGGTAGGCGTTTGAGTAGGGCCTTCATCTACAAAAATATTACCGTAAAGCGCTAAAGAACCTTTGTTGGCCTCGCCTAATTCTTTTTCTACACTAGTTCTAAGGCTTCTATAATTTTTAATGGTGCGTTGTGAGCTAGCTTTGATTACACCTAAAAGACGCTTTAGTGCTTCACTGTCAACAGTAATGTTACCTGCTACTACTTTTTGCGCATACTCACGGTCAGCATCTGATAAACCCGTACCAGCACCTAAGTTAGTTATGTATTGCGCCACGCGTCTACCTGACTCTGCAATATAAGACTCTGTATCAGCAATAGTAGAAGGATCAACAACGTCAACACCAAAGGCACGAGCGTATCTAGCAATGTTTAATTTAAGTTCTGCACCAGCACCTGTAAACATATTGTCAATTGTTGGTAGTGTGCGGTTAACTGACCCAAGGGCGTCTGCCGCAAGTCTGGCGTTGTCATGTGCTTCAGCAAAGCGTTTAGCACCTACTTTAGTTAGTTCATCCGCCATACCTGAGGCAATAGTTTCTACACGTTGTACCTGAGGAGGTGCCTCTTGTAATCCTAACGTACTACTGTCTACCCACTTTTGTTGGTCATTGTCCCACACGCGCCCAGCTTCGTTAACACGGAATAAACTAACTTTGTCGTCTTTTATATAAGGCTCAAGCTTTCCTTTTTCACCTGAAATGTAATCATTAAAGACGCTGTCACGAACTGTTCCTAACTTAAGCTCGTCAAATAAAGCAGGTGATATACCAGCAGCGTTAGCCATTCGTCTACGTACTAAAGGATTTTGCGTAGGTTGACGATCAAGCTCTGTCTTACGAATTTCTTTAGCAATGTCTTTAAGCTCTTCTTTATCTGTTACACCTTCAATACGCGTAGCTAGACTAGACATTCCCAAAGAAGTAGCCGCAGCAGCTAGATTTGTTTTACGCGTATTAAAGTCTGTTTGCGCCGTAACTTGCGCTCCTAACTGACGTGCTGCTTGTTCATACTTTACAGCATTTTCAATGTCGCCTTGTTGACGGTAAAACTGAGCTAACTGAAGAAGACCTTGGGGCGAGTTTGTATCAATTTTAGCTACTTGCTGACGCATTTGTTGAGTCTGTTTCATTTGCTGTAACTGACCCGGAAGTTTTGCTGCTT